GCAGGAGTCCAAATAGCAGTATCAGGATAGAATTTTAATACAACATTATCCCCATCATAATATCCACCAAAAGTTCCTACTCCTGAAGATGTACCTCTACTAGAAGTACCCGAATTAACCGAGAGAGATGGACCACCTTGTTGAACATATATGTTACTATCATCATGAACCATTAAAACAGTCTGAAGAGACCTTGTTTTACCCATACCACATTCAACTGTAACTTTAGCAGAATCAAAAAGATCTTTATCTAAAGTTAATACATCCAATGCATTAGATGATGGTAGTGCATCATAATTTGCTTCATATATTGCTGTTCTTTCAGATCCTTCTGTCTGAGCAGCCTGCTTATATCTGTATGTTCCAATACCAATAGAAGTAGATCCAAATCCAACTATTCTTGATGTAATCTGAACATCATTGCTAGTATCATTTGTATAGTTAATAAATAAATTTCCAGAATCAATATTTGCAGCAAAAGTACCTATAAAATTACTAGAATATGAATTAAATTCTGTAGAATCGAAATAATACTCAGTAGAATATGTGTCATCACCATCATGAGTCATATACATCTCAACAAAATTCATATCATTTGTTACAGTATCAAGTACCTGAGTACTGAGATGTAATGCCGAATATTTTTCAGTAGCAACTCCTACAATAGCACTAGTTATTCCAGATCCACCACCTGTATCTGCTGTTACAATTCCACTAAAACCAGTTAAATCAATAAACCCAATAGAAGTAGTTCCAACACCAGTTGATGCACTACCAAAGCTATGATTAATGAATTTTAGATCATAATCTGTATCATAAGAATCATTAGGTTGGAATCTTAAATAATTTGCACCTTCTTCAGTTACTAATGAATATGAACCATATTTGTCATTAATTTGATGTGTAAGACCTGTTCCAACATTAGCTACATTTCCTTTTTCTAATAAGAATTGATTAGTACCATTACCCAATATAATCAAATCTACTAATTGAACTTCATTACCAAATAAATCTGTGATTCTTACTAAAATATTTTCATAAGAAACTATATCATCCAATTCATGGAAATTTAAATATGTAAATGGATCTCCACCTTGATCTGAGAAGAGAGGGGTTAAATCGTCTATTTTTAAAACTGTATTAGTTTTAGCAAGAATATAATCTGTTAATTTTCTATTTTTTAGTTTAAAGAATTTGGACTCAGATCCAACAGTATCAATATCAATAACATTATCAAAATCATAGATGGTATCTACTCTAAGTTCTTGAAGTAAATCACGTGTTACTGTAGTAATACTTGAACTACCAATTCCAACTGATGCAGTTGAAGATATTCCAGTATCTGCAAAATTCATCATTCCAAGAGTATGAACCATGCTGTTAACAGGAGTCTGTAAATCGTCCCAAGTAATTGGACTCTTAACTGTATATGATAAATTCTGATAGTAATGATTATCAGGTATTACTTGAAGATCTTCATCTAATTTTCCAGTATCATCTGCCCATCCAATATCCTTTGTATTTGAATAATTAACTTTAAATCTTCCATAATTATCTTTAATTGACTCTACTGTAGCAACATTTCCACTATTTTTACCTGTAATAATTTCACCTACGGTTAAATCATAAGAACCAAATACTTTAATAAATCCTTTATCATAACTCTGAATAGTTAAATCTCTAAGAATACCATTACTAATAAGTTGTTCACCTTCAGTAAAATATGATGGACCTTGATTGATTATAAACACTGGATAATTAACTTTTCTTATTAAAGAACCAGATGAATCTTGAATTGTTTTAGCAATTCCAGTATTAGTTGTAAGCCCACTTACATTTATTGTAACTTCATCTTGAAGAAGTCCAGCAACTTGTGTGGAATTCCTGTAATCTTTAATAGTAAGGAAATTAAATCCATAGTCCTCTGAATTAAATCCAGAACCAGCAGTACCAACCTTTTGTATTCCTTCTACCCATATTTCTTCACCATCAACAAATACATCAGTAGTAAACCCAATTGCTGGAGTTGTTATCTTACATATAAATTCAGTATCACTTGTTTGCTCAATCTGTTGAATACTAATACCATTTGTATTCTGTATAGCATATACTTGTGATGTTGTTTCTGAAAGTCCTTTTGGAGGTATTATTACATCTACTGAAGTGATAGCATTTCCTGTTAATTTTGCTTCTAAGAATCCATTATCAATCTCTTTTGTAGTATTGGTATCAACAACAATCAATTTCGGTGGAGCTGTATATCCAGATCCACCATCAGAAATCGTAACAACACCAATTGTATTAGAATTCTTAACCGTAATTAATGGGGATATTTGTGCATTTGGTTGTAATGTCTTATCTGATGAATATTCAAATCCTTCATTAAGAATTCTTACATCTCTTACATGTCCAATAGTAGTTGATGTTGGAATTATTTTTGGAACTATTAATGCATCCGTTGCAATAGTAGAACCAGCACCTACGAAAATTGGAACATCTTTATATCCACTACCACCAGAAATAATCTTAATATTATCAATAAATCCTTTTGCAGTTTTAGATGTAGTAGAATATTTTAATGAATTACATTCTGTCTTCAAATAAGATAACCTTTCTGGTACCTTATCTAAAACAATGTTAAATGTTGTTGCACCAATACCAACAATCGTATAATCTAAATTATAATCACTATTAAGATATAATATTTCAGAATGATTAGTTACTAAGGTATCTGCAGTACTAAGATATCCACCCTTTTCTATATTATAATACAATCTTGTTGGTAAATCAGTACCATAATCGATTGTTAATGAGGCATCCGCACTAACCCCAGGAGTTCCTACACCAGTTACTATAAATGAATTTGTCGTTCCTGTAGATACAAATTCATTCTTAAACTCTTGATCATAATAAATTTTTAAATTATAACCACTTAATGATGAATCTGTTAGATCAAATTTTAAATTATTATCTCTAAGTGTTATAATTTGTGGATTTACAGGAGAAATAGTTTGAGTTGATCCTCCAGTACTACCAAAACTTATTACAGTTGGTGGATGACTTATGGCATCCTTATAAGTCTCACAGAATTTAATATTATCATCATCAACTCTAAAGGTATAATAATCACCTGTAGATAATCCAGAAATGGGTAATGTACAACCATAACTAATTTTATCCCCAGTATTTAACTTATGAGAAGTAAGTGTAATCTGATTAGTTGTTGTATTAATATCAGATGCATCAATTGCAATAGGATCAGTTAAAATATTTTCATTATTTGCACCCCTTGTTAGACGTACTGCTGTAGATGTACCAATACCAACAGTAAGATTTGGTTGTGCTATAAAATCAATCTTATCACCTTTCTCTAAACCATGGAAAGTTTCACCAGATGCTGGTGTAGCTAATCCAACAGTTGAAATTGAAACAACTGAAGTAATTTTCTGAAGATTTCCTTTCTTCTGAAGGGATAAACGTTCTAATGAGAATAAGTCACTATCAGTTAATTGAGCCTGTGTATCACGGAAGAATACATCATCCGTATCGAGAGTAGTTCTTATACCAATAGTATTAATCGTCTTATTTGTAATATAAACAATGGATGTAGTCCCAGAGAGTGGTAAATCCCATGGAGGTTCTGTAGCAGTATCTGAAATCTGAAGTTCACCACCAGATTGTACTGTTAAAGTAACTGCTTGATTGGTTTTGAATGGATGATTTTCAATATAAAGAGTTTTTGTAGGAATAACTCTTGTAACCTCAGAATCACCAAAGGCGAATGATGTCTGAACACCGGCTCCAGGTGTAGTACCAACACCTACTGATTCTCTAGGGTTAAAATATACTTTTGTATTAAGATCTGATTCAAAATAATCTACTTTTGCATCAATAGTAAATGAATCAGGAATAAAATCTACACGTGATGTTGGAGTATGAGCAATTGCTGGTAAACCTCTTTTTACACGAATTATATTCTGATTATCAAATATATCCAAGACTTCCATCGTCTCAGTTCCAATTCCAATGCTACTTCCAATAGAAACTTCTGTTGGGAAGTAACTAACATATATTTCAGTTGTTGCTGCTCCAGCAAAACAAGTAGATAAAAGATTGCAATGATATGAAGTAATTCCTATTGTATATGGATTGTTTAATTCAGTTAAATTAGTACTAAATCCTGAAATTACAATTCTATCATTATTAACCAGATCAGTTTGTGGTAAAACTGAAACTTTTACTTCATTTTCACTATTCCAAGTAAATATTGCATCAGAAATATTTTGTATGGAAGTTTGTATATCATAAACATCTTTTCCTCCAAGTTCACTTACTTCTGCGATTAATCCACCACCATCAGTATTAGTATTATCAAATTCTAAACTATCACCTACTGCATAATCTGTCCCAGAATTAATAATATTAAAATCTGTAATAGATCCTTGAGATACTGATTCAATAACTCCTTGTTGCCTTGTAACTTGATTTGTTTCAATTATAAAGTCGTTTCCTGCACCAGGATCAGATACTTTATATGGGAAAGTATTTCTAAGTAATTCAACACTATCAAAATCAAATGATTGATCAAGTGTTGTATTTTCTTCTAAGGTATTTGTTCTATATGAGTCTCCAATGAAATATGGGAATTGTGGGATTCCACCAGCATCAATAGTAGCGTAATATGCATAAATTCCATCTGGGAAATCTTTAGTTTTTCCATATCTTCCATTATGCTCATCTAAATCACCACTATTATTATATTGATAATCTTCTACAAAGAATCCTGAATCAAATCCATCAGGTCTATCAAAAATATTTGAAGAATTTTCTACATATCCAGAAGTTACTAATGTTGGATTAGAGTTCGTATCTGTTGCATCGGTGTATGCATATGGACCATATATTGGATTTCCATCATATGCCCATCCAATTATATCAGAAACTTCGGATCCATCATCCTTAAACGATTCTCTTAATGTATTAAAATATCCATTAACAGTATATTGTAGTTTATTTGTCGTTTCTACAAAATACTCATTTCCTAATTTTTGATTATTATTAACTGATAATACCCTAATGTTAGGTTTAAAGATTGCACCAGCTCCACTAGGTGTCACTTTGATTGAAGTAGATGCACTAGAATATCCAATACCAGCATTTATAACTTTAACATCAGATATTCTTCCATTAGTTAGAACTGGTCTTAAATCAGCACCAGAACCCAATCCACTAGAATCAATTACTTCTAAATCTGGTATTGAATAATACTCAAATCCACCAAATTGAATATTAACCGAATTAACAATACCATCTATAATAATTGGTTTTAATTGAGCCTCTCTACCATTTTTTATAGAGATTATTGGTTCTCTTTCAACATTTATTATACTTGATCCATATCCAGTTCCACCTTCATATACATAAGCATCAAGAATACTACCTCTTACTATAGGAGTTGCGACAATTGTTTGATAAGATTGTGTTGCAGTACCAAAACCAACTGAAGTATATTCTATAGAAACTTCAATAGGAGGGTAAGAAAAATTTTGATATCCAGAACCAGTACTAGTTAAATCAACAGGTTTTCGATTCTTATAATAATAATCTTTACCACTAGCAAGAGTAAATGGATATGATTCACTTACACCAGCACCAGTATTTGTTATCGATGTAGGTGAAATA